GATGATGAATCACGCATTGTTGAAGGCACTGCCATTGTATTCAACTCAGACAGTGTTGATATGGGATTCATTGAACAGATTGACCCCACAGCCATTGACAATGAAACCATTGCCAACAGCGACGTTTTTGCCTATCTTGACCACAATGACAACAGAGGTGTTCTGGCTCGTTGCAAGTATGGCAAAGGGTCATTGGACTTATGGATTGAACAGGATGGCTTGCACTACAGATTTGAAGCACCAAAGACCCAATTGGGTGATGAACTGTTGAGTTACTTGACCAGGGGTGAAATCACAGCATCATCATTTGCATTTACGGTTGCTGAGGGCGGTGACGTCTGGACAAGGGACAATGATGGTACAGTTAGGCGCAAAATCACAAAGATTGACAGACTGTTTGATGTATCACCAGTTTTTCAACCAGCATATGAGACCACCAGCGTTGCACAGCGTAAAGTAGAAGAAATCAATGCCATTATGGAAAAACTAAACGCATTGTCAAAGAAATTTGAGGATTGACAAATCATTTTGTAAACAAGTCCATATTTATAATATATAAAAGCACTTAAGACTATGAAACAACCGATTAAAAGGGTGAACAGTTTACAGTTAAAAGACAAAAGGTCACAGATTACCAAACAGGCAAATGAAATCATTGAACTTGCCAAAAAGGAAGTGCGTGACCTCACTGATGATGAAGCACAGAAAATTGAAAATTATGAAAACCAAGTCAAGGAACTTGATGAAGAACTGAAGGCACTGCAATCACGTCTGGACAACCTCAGATTTGGTGAAGATAATGAAGATGAGGATGAAGACAATGAAACCCCATCAGAGAATAATGAAGAAGAAAACAAAAAAGAACGTTCTATGAAGAAACAATCATTTAGTTTAGTTAAGGCAATCCGCAGCATTGCCAATGGTCAGCAGCTTGATGAACTGACCGCAGCCGTTATTGCACAGGGTAACGAGGAAGCAAGAAAAGCTGGCATTTCAACCCAGGGACAAATCCAACTTCCTGAGAGCCGTGCAGCCGTAACCGTAACCGCAGAGGGTGAAGATGTAGTTGCAACTGACCTGTTTGACATTCTTATGCCATTGAGGGCAAAGAACGTGTTGGTACAGGCTGGTGCAAAATTCATGGGCAATCTTGTCGGTGACGTTCAAATCCCCGTGATGACCGCAAACAACGTAACTTGGAAGGGTGAAGTTGCAAGTGCCACTGATGGTGCTGGCACATTCAGCCATATCACCCTGTCACCACACAGACTGACCGCATACGTTGACATTTCAAAGCAGATGTTGGTACAGGATTCCGTTGACGTTGAAAACGCAATCCGCACTGACCTCATTAACGCAATCAACACCAAACTTGAAGAAACCATCCTTGGTAATGGTGACGGCAAGGAAGGTGGCACAACCATTGTTGCACCGCTTGGTATGCGTAATGGTGTGACTGCAACCAGCGTTACAGGTTATGACAAAGTTTGTGAGGTTGAATCAAATGTTGAGGATGCCAATGTACTTGGTGAATGCGTTTACATCATGAGCAATAAGGCAAAGGCTGCATTGCGTGGTATGATTAAGGGCACAAACGGAACTGGAATGGTGTATGAGAATGGCAGCGTTGATGGCACAAAGGCATTCAACACTTCACACCTTGGTACTGCTAAGACCTACATTTACGGTGACTTCTCCAACCTTGCAATTGGTTCTTGGGGTGGTGTTGACATTACCGTTGACCCATACACACAGGCAGCAGCTGGTAAGGTACGCATTGTTGTCAATGCATTCTTTGACGCAAAGAAACTCCGTGATGGTGCATTTGCAGTCGGTACTATTGCAGCCGCTAGCAACTAATTTAATAACCCACTAAACACTTCAATCAATTATGTACTTGCAACTATATCAAGTTAAGAAGCATTTGAACATCAATGATGACTTCCATGATGATGATGAATACTTGGTTGACCTCATTATGGCAGCTGAGAATGTTGTACAAAAGCATATTGACGTGGAGTTGGCTGACTTAGAAGATGGGGATGGCCTGTTACCATCCCCACTTTTGCAAGCCATGTTGTTTCTTGTGGGTAACTACTATGCCAATAGGGAATCCGTTGCATTTGCGTCTGTACAGGTATTGCCACACGCTTATGATTACCTTATTGCCTTATATAAAAACTACAACGGTCCACACGAGGGGACAAGCACATTATGATTGCTGGCAGATTAAATGAGGTGGTCAAGATTTTCAGACCAACAGAAACCGTCAATGAGTACGGTGAACGCACAACTGAGTTTGCTGAACTGTACACCACCAGGGCAAAAGTGGAATACAGCACAGGCAACAAAATCATTGAGAACGCTGAAATTGTTTTCAGTTATGCCAAACGCTTTTATGTTAGGTCATACGTACCTGTTACTGAAACAGACCAAATTGAATGGCAAGGGAAACGGTACAGGATTCTAACCCTTGAACAAAGACGTGAGTACAATGATATTGTCATAAACACTGAGTTAATCAATGAGTGATACGGTTAAAATAGACAGCACCCAAGTTGACAACCTGCTGGACACATTGGATGACCAAGAGGTTAAAAACAACATTCTGTTTGAAGCGGTGAAGGCTGGCGCAAAGGTACTGCAACAGACAACCAAAAACTACTTTAGACAAAAGGTCGGTGAAGCTGCAACGCATTATTCAAGATTTATTCAAAGACCCTTTGAAGATGGTATCATTGTAAAAGCGGATAAATCATACTGTGAAGCAAAAGTCTCAATCATGGGAGACCACAGGTTAAAGTGGTTTGAAAAGGGCACAAATGACCGTTATACCAAGGGCAGAAAAATTGTCGGTTATGCATCTGGACGTGGTAACAAGTTAAAGCGTGAAGGAAAAGGGCACTGGACAGGCAGAATGACTGGCCAATACTTTTTCAGAGATGCAAGGCAAAGCACAAACATTATAGATGACGCAATGATACAGTCAATAAATAACGCTTTAGGAAAATTGATAACATGAAAAACTTCAAAGTTGGTAAGGAAATAGTGACCATATTGTCTGGTTCAAGTGATGTGGTTGAAGCATTGGGCAACAAAATCTTCCCATTGGTGGCAGTGCCCAACACCACATTCCCATTTATGGTGTACAGACGTAGTTACTACACCCCTGCAAACAATAAAGACTATGAGGGTGAAAAGGTCGGTGTTGAGGTTATCATTTGCGCCACAAAATATGAAGATGGTGTTGACATTGCAGATAAGGTTGCAACCGCATTAAATCACGCACGTACAACAATGATTGATGATGTCAATATCACCAACATCAAGGAAGATTTTGTTGAAGATACATTTACCCAGCAAATCAATCTTGAAATCACACTGAAAGACACAATGGAATAATAAAAACTAATAGTACTATAAAGTTATGAGCAAAATTCAAGGTGGAAATCTTATGTTATTTATTGGTGGCAACTCAATTGCTTATGCTACCAACCACACGCTTGAGATAAGCGGAGAAACAAAAGATACAAGCAATAAGGATGAAGGTGGTGGCAGCTGGAAGTCAGAAGAAGTGGGCATCCTGTCATGGAGTGCCACAAGTGAAAACCTTTTTTGTGATGAAGGTGCTGGTAAAACCTATGCAGACCTGTTTGACCTGATGGTGGCAAAGACCCCCATTGCAGCAGTGTTCAGTCTGAGAAATGAAGCTGACAGTGTTACAACTGTGCCCCAAAATGGTTGGACACCCAAAGTGCCCAAATACACTGGCAATGTTGTTATCACCTCACTGTCACTTAATGCACCCAATGGTGAGTACGCAACATTTACCGCTAACTTCAGCGGTGTTGGTGCTTTGACCAAGGTGACCAGCGGCAACTAATAAGACACAAACACACACAACCAAAAATTATGGCAGTATCAGTGATTGGTACTGTCATTTTTGTTGTCAAGTGGCTATTTATAATATATAAAACAAAGGATTATGAACAGAATTGAAATCAACGGAAAAGAGTACAACATCAAGTACACAATTAGGGCACTTTTTATCTTTGAACAAATCAGTGGCAAGTCATTCAAATTGGAATCACTGTTGGACAATTACCTGTTGTTTTACAGTATGATTTTGGCTTGCAACAGTGACAATGTTTTGACTTGGGATGAATTCATTGACGCAATTGACAATGACCCACAACTGATGGTCAAACTGAATGAAGCAGTGGAAGCACAGCAAAAGCAAGACAACATCTTCCATCAAGATGAAGATAACGGTGAAAAAAAAAGTTAAGTGTGTCTGAACTGTATGCAATGTTGACCCAGCAAATGGGGTATGCACCAGATTACGTTTTGGACAAAATGCAATGGTATGAAATCAATGCAGCAATGAAGTATCAGCATTATTCAATCAAAGACGGATGGGAACAGGCAAGGTTGGTGGCTTATATGGTTGCACAGGTCAATTCAAAACATACCCTGCAAATGGATGAGATTGTCAAATTTCCCTGGGAAGATGAGGATGATGAACCATCAAAAACATCAATAACCAAAGAAGAAATTGAACAGTTGAAAAAGGAAGCTGAACAGTACTTGAAAACCCAAAATAAAACAATAGAAAAACGAGATAATATCAATGGCTGATTATGTTGTAACATTAACAGGAAAAGACAATCTAAGCCAAACCATCAAGCAGGTCAAAAGTGAACTGAACAGTGTTGGTGGTGCAGCATCAAAGATTGACCAGATACAAAAGAAGTTTGAAAAGATACAGACTTCAACAGCACCATTGAAGAAACAGTTGAAAGACTTGAAAGTCTTAATGGCTGATATGAACTTGAATGGTTTGAGTGGCACAGAACAGTTCACGCAAATTGCCCAATACGCTGGTAAAATACAGGATGCAATGCAGGATGCATCAATGGCAACAAAACGCTTTGCAGATGATACCTTTGCATTGTCAGTGGCAAAAGACGGTATTACCGCATTGGCAGGTGCAGGCAGTGCATTAGCTGGCACCCTTGGACTTGTCGGTGTAGAATCTGACAAAGTGCAGCAAGCCATTTTGAAGGTGCAATCTGCAATGGCAATTCTTAATGGTGTACAAGCTGTTGCCA